AGTGATTTTGTTCGCCGTTATCTGAACCTGAGCAAAAGTCATATCAGCAGGAGTAATTGTGCCAGCTTCAGCCGTGAAGGTAGGATCATTATAGACAGTCAGGCGAGGCACGTTGATGTATGGATGAGAAATAGCCACGACTCTTGCAACCTGCCGAATGGGGCTAAAGATAATCATATTACGATCAACCTGAGCAGCCCATTCAGGCGGAGCTAAATATCCACCCGCAGTCGCCGTGCCAACCACCAGAGCTTTCTTCTCTTCAGGCTCAAGAGAATTCAAGCGCAGGTATTTCGAAAAAGCTTTTGTTCTGATGTTTTCATTTTCGTTGATTTTTTCAATACCGGGCTTTTTCGATTCAGCCAGAGCTTTCTCAAGCTCAATAATTCTCTTATCAAGCTTCTCAACCCGTTCCTGAAAGTCGGCCTCATTCAACCGGCCAGCCTTCAGGTCTTCAAACTTTTTGCTGATCTCTCTTTCAAGCTCAGCAATCTTTTCCTTTACTTCTAAAATTTCCATTTTTTACCTCTCGTTATCAATCTGGCGGCTTCCCTCTGCGGTGGCTTTACCGGCCGCAGTAGAAAGTGCCGATTTATTCAAGCCCTGAATATTTTTTATTCAGAGCTTTTTAATTTTTTCTATTGCCCTATCAATCGATTCGATAATTTCCGCAGCCTTCTGTTCTTCTTCAACCTGCTTTTTATGCTTGTTCAAATGAGCTTCCGCCTTTGAGCGGAGTTCATCGGTAGAGATTGAATCTGTCACCGGCTTAATCTGGTTCATCCTGGCCAAAGCGTTCCTGAAATGCGGCATATCCAGCGAGGATTTCTCATCAGGATCTTTCACGCTCTTATTATGATGTGGCAAATGTCTTGCCCTCTTATCGTCAGTTTCACCTCGCTTATAGCCAGGTTCAATCACAGCAAAGGCAGCGTCAGGAAGAGAATTAATAAACGCCACCGTCCATTCTGCCTTTATTGCATCCATCTCGGTCAGGTCAATATCAAACTCATTCAGACAATATTCAGCCCACCCGTCCATTCCCTTAACAACCTGAACCTGAGCGAGTTCGTTTGCGGGAAATAAAACCAAACTTACCTCATACATCTTTCCCTCGGTAATAACATTCGTTCCATCTTTCAATTTTTCCTGATTGATTACATCAAAGCCGATTGATAGCCCCTTAATCGCCCCCTGAAGCATTAACGCTCGCTTTTCCCTGCCTTCCTGGACCTCAAGGTTCAGCTCACCCTCGCATTTCAAACCATAATCATCTTCAGAAAGGTAAACGATTCCAATCGGATTTCTGATATCGTGCGACCAGCAGAGCGGGAACGGATTTTTTTCTTTTATGCTTTTCAAAAATGCGCCCTTTCTGATAATGTCGCCCTGGAGGTCTTTCACATTATAAACCGACGCATAACCAACAAACTTTCCAGCCTCATCAGGTAGCTGTTTTACTTTGAAAGAAAAATTTTTAAGTATCATTTTCAAACCCCCTTATTTCAAGACGGCAGGAAAGATTGAGCAAAGACAATTAATTACGTTGCCCGGACTTCCCGAAGGATCGCCCGGATATTCAAGCTCTTCCCCGCCAACGATAAATTTCTCATCAAGCCTTATCGGATTATCCTCATAGCGATCAGCCGCCTCTATATGCTCATCCCGTGACGTCTTAATGCGAGCCGACAGCCAGCCCTTGCCATCCACAAACTCAGTTTCCTTATAGCCTTCAAGCTGTGCCCAATTCTCAACCTTTGCCGACTCGGTTCTGGCAATCATCCTTGCCCGCCACGGGGCAAATATTCCCTCAGACTCCCAGATGGCCTGTGTTAATTGCTCAGTCGTCCAATTTTCCTGGTCTGCCCTGATTATTTTCTCTTTTATTCTCTCCAGGGTCGTCTGACTGATTTTAGTTCCACTATCATAAATCAAATGCGCCAGCTCTTCAGCCTCTTCATCTGACATCTCATCAAGCACGCCCTTCTCTTGATATTCGTAGAGCGCACCTTTCGTTGCTGAAATTCCAGCCTTAAATCCGTGAGCAAAATGCTTGAGATAGATATCCATCGTTTCTTGCTGATATTTTTTTGCCTCATCTTTAACCGGCAAAAGCTCAGGCGCTCGGCTTATCATTCGCACCGTCCCGAGTTCTTTTAGCCTTTGCATTATTCTCTTTGTCTGCTCTTCAAGAAATTTTTCCAGCGTCGGAATGAAATCTTTTTCTTTCGCCTTAACCCTGTCATAATACGAATACCAGAGCGAGTCCCTCTCTTCTTTTTTCCGCCATCTTGAGATGTCATAATTGATTATTGTCGGAGCTTGCTTATTAACCAGTGTTAAGTTTTGTTGCTTGCTTAACACGTCGTTTGGAGATGGCTTTTCATTTGTGCTTAGTGTTGCAACGAGATTAGCAGGTATCATAATCTGATCGCCACCAGGGACATTAGTATATTTTGTCGCCTCTCTTTTTTCGTTGACAGAAAGCCACCAAGCTGTGTTGAGATAGTTATACTGCTCAGCCCTGTCTTCTTGTAGCGCATCGATAGCATCTCGATCAAAGTCGATAACTAAATCCTCGCCCCATTCTGAAGCCAAGCCCTTAGTCAGGCCAGCAAATAGCAATTGAGCAAAGGGAATAACCGTCTCTTGATAGAAAGCTCTTCTTGCCTCTTTGTAATTACTATAGGTCTTTTGTTGAGCGTCACCAAGCAGTTCTGGCGGCACACCAAAGACAGCGCATATTTCTCTGCGGTTCTGCTTTATGGCATTAATCCAATCCATATCTTTCGGTGAGATGGACATCTGCTTCCAATCCATTCCAGCCTGCAGAACCATCGCCTTGCCTGCATTCAACGCTCCCTCATAATTTTCAAGCCTTTTTTGAAGTGCTTCTAATTGCTGCTCTGTGAGTTTCTGATCAACTTTGAAGACGCCCTCAAGTCGCATATTATTTCTGAGGAGTTTCAAATTCCAGATATGAGCCTCATTGTCTGCCTCAATTCCCATCTCAGCAACCCTGAGCCTTGAAAGGCCCAAAAAGGGATTAAGCGGATTATATTCTCGTATATGGATTACATCTGAGGGGTCGTATTTTTTAGAGCTCGCATATTCATAATAATCAATCTCGTTAGACCAATGAACCTGAACCAGATCAGGCCTAAGTAACGTCAAAGAAACAGGCTTGCCTCTTTCACCAACCCGTAGCTTCAAGATATAAGCATTTCCAGCGAGCAGAAGATTAATTGCTGTCGCTTCCAGAAAATTAGCCCCAGAGACAAAATCGCTGCCAGGCTTCCGGAGTAAATCCAAAATATCATGCGTCTCAATCTCTTCAATGCCGTTCTTCTTCTGACGATATAGCGTCACATCAAGCCCGGCCACAGCAGAGGCAATCGCCCGCACGCACGCATAGACCGTCATATTTTTTGCATAGCCGATTACAGCAAGTTGCTTAAAATCTCTCGCTGTTGCTTGCCCTGCCTGCATAGGGATAAAAATAGAAAGGCCGGTTGGGAAAAACTGAAGCAAACTTTTCTTTCGCTTTATGAAATCAAATATTGCCATCATCGCCCCCTTTTAGATAAACGCCACATCAGGGATATTGTCTATTCTACAATGCGTCACTATCGCATATCTCACAGCCGAAATTAAATGGTCATTGAATTGAACCGGTTCGTTCAGCGGATTGCCGGATTTATCTTTCCGCCAGACATAGCTTGAAACTTCTTTCTGAAGATTGACTGAGCCAGAAACGATATGAATTTTTTTTGCCCGCAGAAAATCAATCCCTGCCCTCACGCTATCCGGCCCCTTCTCGCTCGGTCTGGCGTCTATTCCCATAAGGCAAAGCTCTTGTATTGATTTCGGTTCTGCCGAGTCAAAATAAATCGGTTCTCTACAACCCATCTCGATTAATGCCTGCCCTAATTGCTGATTAGTCAGCCCTGTTTGATAAAGTTTCTCTTCAACCCAGAATTCATCCGCCCGTCGGTAGACCTTAACCACAGCCGCCGGATCAACTGAATAACCAAAATCACCGCCCCAGAATACCTCATCAAACCCCATCTCTGGCAGCTCAACCACATCCCAGCTAAATATCTGACCCGCCAGATGAGCCCATTGCCCAAGTCGATAAATTTTCCAGAGGGCCTCATCAATGAGTTTCAATTTCTCAAGCTGCTCTCTGTAAGCTTCTCTTACCTGCCTTATAGGATTATCATCTATTGTTGAAACGTGAGTGGTAGCGTCTTTCCTCTTCTCATCAAAAAACATCTGCTTAATCCACGCCGCCCGTGCTTCGTCAGGGTTAAACGTTAAAATCGTCTGATGATAGCCCGGCCCCGGTTCACGCAGGCACAGGTCAGCAACCAAAAAATCATCTCTGCTAAACTCTGTCGCTTCTTCAATCCAGATGCCCGTTATGCCCTTGATTGACTTAATCTTTTCTGGATCATCTAATCCCTCAAACAGCAATTCGTTTCTTTTCCCGTCTGGAGATAAAAATACTATCTTTCTGTCAGAAGAGAAATACTCATATGCCACTTTATTTTCAGCCAGCAAGGTTTCAAATATCCTTATCACGCTTTCTTTAAGCGTCCTGCGGATTTTTCGCATTACCAAAAATCTATGTCCACCCTCTTTCATCGCCCTGTAGAACAATTTTCTTGCCGCAAATTCAGACTTGCCTGAACCACGCCCGCCGCATAGAACAAGGTATCTATGCGAGTCGTTAAGCAAAGGCTGAAAGGATTTTGATATTATCAATTCCATCATTCCTTCGTTTCTACAACTTTGATTACAAGCTGGTTGTCTGGCAAGCCTACCTGTCCAGAAAGTTCAACGCCCTGTGTTAAGAGCTTCGGATAAACCTCTGTATAAAACCGCTCTAATGCCCTGAGATGTGTTCTCAAAAATTTAACATGCCCTTCTACACCGCCAAGGTTTTCATAGACGGCAGCTATATTATCCTTTGCCAGACGGCTTAGCTTATTCTTCGCCCCCTTTGGTCTACCCCGTGCAGGCTTCATCGCCGCCCCGTTGCGAGGAGATATAACCACTTTCCTGTTTTCGTCCTGTAATTTATCCATCTTTTACCTCCACAAAGCCAACGGCTATTTGTCTGTCTGCCCTGTGGAGCTCGTTAATGCCAGAAATTAGCTCATCAGACGGGCTGTCAACCTCTAACACAATCCGCATTGCCTTATCTCCAGAAACGAGGCTTTTAATCCGCACTTCTTTTATCAGGGCTTCAAAAGAAACCTGCTTTAAATCAGCCCGCTTCATTTTCCCCCGTTCATTTTTGCCTCAACCCGTGTTAATCGTTCCCGTATTGAGTCAAGGCAATCAAAAATCTGCTTATGCTCTTGCCTGTTTTCTTTCCTGAATGAGTCCATACCTTCTTCAAGCTGTTTTATTTTTGTCTCGTGAATAGCACATCGTTCAGGATTTGGCTTAAGCCCGTGGTTTTTTGTTAGCTTACCCTCTTTAATTTTTTCCCACGCAATAAAAGCTGAGATAATAAGAATTGCCGCCCCGTATATGATTTGAGCCATCTCGCCCATCACCCGCCCCCTTTTGCCAAATCTACGCAAAAGTAGACTTATCTAAATCAGACTATATATCCGTCGTTATGGTTATATTATATGGCGGCTGTAAGGGAATAGAAGGGCTGCAATAATGATAATGATAATGAACTTCAGTTGGCTGCTTATTTTTCAACTCCTCTATTTTCTTTTCCAATTCTTCAATTTTCTTTTCCAGCCCAATGATATCATCATTCAGCGCTTGACAGGTCTCGTAATATTTCTCTTCCATCTTATTTGCCTCCGATCAAGGCGTGGACTCCAAACCCCGCCGCCAAGCCAAATAATAACGTCCAGAATTTCTGTCTTTTCTGGCTGTTAATTTGCTTCTGGTAATTATTCAGCAAGGAATTAAGGCTTGTTTTTTCTTCAAGCCATAAAGTATTTTTCTGCCGCCATAGCCGGTCTGTTTCTTTCCAGAGAAAAACCTGGTTTTCAAGGTTCAAAATTTCTTTCTCTTGAACCTGGCTTTTTTCTTCTAAAGCTGGAATTTTCGCCAGACTAAATTCTTCCCATTGAAGCAGGATTGATGTATTTTTCTTGAAGGCTGCCAGACTAAATCTCGCTCCGGCGTCAATCTTTTCGACGCCGTTGTC